TCGGCTGTCTTGAAGAACGCGGCGAGTTGGCCGATGAGTTGGCCGAACACGCCTAACGCCTGGCCGCCGGCGGACCCCATGGCGGAGATGAGGCTGGACAGGATCGAGCCGACGCCTTTGAGTAGTGGGCCTAGCAGTTTCAGGGCGTCGATACCGCCTTGGATGAACGCGGCGAGTTGCCCGTTGCCGGACACCTTGTCCATGAAGGCGGAGAACCTGTCGCCGAGGTTGCCGATCCCTGCGGTCAGGCCGGGTAGGAATGATGAGCCGACCCGGACGAGGTCCCCAAACCCGGAAACAAGCCCGGGAAGGATCTTGACGACGTTGCCCAGTGCGGTTCGCATGTTCCCCAGCGACGAACGCACCGAGTCAACGAAACCCTGGGTCCGGAGGATCGCGGCGGTGTCCCGGAATGCCGCGTTGAAGTCGGTGGCAACCCCGGTCAGTTGGGTACGCAGTAGCGGCAGGTAGCTGCTGCCGAGCGCCTTGATGTCGGCGGCAAACCCGGCGAAGAAGGCGCCCTGCACCGATTTTTTCAGTCCGTCGAGTTGCGGTTTCAAGGCCACCATCGCCCGGACGGCGGACTGCGCGGATGGGGCAAGGTTGGCTAAGTCCTTGTTGAACTTGGCCAGGTTGCCGGACATTCCGGCGCTGAGCGCAGCCCCAACGCCCTTGAACGCCATCTTCAGCGTGACGAGCCCGGTCGCTGCGGTGAGGATCGCCGGCGGGAACAGGGCCAGCGCCCCGACCGCGGGCGCGAGCGCGCTGATGAGCTGGGCCGCCCCGCCGACCGCGCCACCGATGAGGGCCGGCATGATGCTTTTGCCGAGCGCCTTGCCCAGGCCGCCCTGCACGAAGCTGAGCGCCTTCGACAGGCCGGCAGTGAAGCTCATCCCGGATGACTGCCCCGCGGCAACGAACCGGCCACGCTCGTCACGCAGCCGATCCGAGACGTCCCGCGCGACCCGCTCCCCGGCGCCTTCCGCGCCGTCGCCGAGGCCGTCGCCGAACGCCCGCCCGGCGCCCTCGCCCTCGGCGGCGAACCCGGATCCGGTGTTGTGCAGATGCTTCGGCGCGCTCTCGGCGAACGCCTTCAGCGCCGCGTCGGCCTCGGCGAGCCCGGCCAGGAAGTCGCCGAGGTCGACGGACAGCTTGAGGACTACCGGGGGCAGGAAGTCGGTCACCGCGACCTCCCGCCTGGGCAGCTACGGTCGGGTGGAGTGGGCCCACACGTCGGTGAACGTGTGGCGAAGGGTTGGTCGGACGATCGCCCATGCCGGGCGCAGGTGTGGCCGCGACGGAAGCACAGTCCGATGCCCTGCGCCTATCCGGCCGCCCAACTCTTGGATGCGGGCGTACACAGCTGTCGGACCCACGCGGCCCGTCCACACAAAACCGGACGACACGGCCGGCTCAACCCGCACCGACCTGGACAGGTGTCCGCTGATGCGCCACGGTGGCGACGGCGGCACCGAACCCGTTTTGGTGCCGAACGGGTGCCAGCCGAGCGACAACTGGGTGCGTTCCTGGCGTTCCACCTGGTGCAACACCTTGGTGACGGTCGCGCCGGTAGTCGCGCCAGTCCGTGCGGCCATGGAGGCGAAGGCTGCCGTCACATGTTCGACGCCCTTCCACGTCGCCTTGATGGCCACGGCGTCACCCGCTTCCACTGCCCCGCAGTTCGTCGCGGACTCTGCCGACAACGAGCATCCGCTGAAGCAGGATCGTCGGCTGCCGGTCCACCTCGTCGATCGTCCAGCCGAACTTCTCGGCGTACCAGAAGTAGGTGATTGCCCGGTCCAGGAGCCGTTCCTCGACACTCATCGCCGGTCGGATACGGTCCGGGCTGAATCCCGCCAGTTGGGCCTTTAGTCGCTGGCGGGCACGGTAGGGGAGCCGGGCTTCCCTGCGTCATCGGGGGACGGTTCGGCTGGCAAGAACAGAGCTGCTGCCGGCCCGACAGCGTTGATGATCGCGTTGTAGTCGCGGAGCCTCAGATCACCCAAAGCGAGGGGGTTGATGCTGGGCAGCACAAGGTTCGGCAGGTACGGGATCTCCCACGACTCGATCAGCATGCACGCAACGCCGTACACCATGTCCATGGCGGCGGCCACCTCGCGGTCCATGCTGCCAATACCGTTCATGACCTTTCGGTGGTCGTGGCCGGTCAGATCCTCCGGGTCGCGGAACATGACCGTACCGCCGGATGGCAGGGTGATGAGCCGCTGAAACTCTTCGGGCACTACAAGTCCTCTCTGGACTGTTATGGATCAGAAGGTGCCGGGCGTGATGGCGTTCTGCACTGTCACCGCGACGGGCGAGAAGCCACCCGAACCGCCGGCGTTGGTGGTGTTGGCGATGGCGTCGAACTCCACGTCGTAGCCGACCGCGGCCTTGCCGCGGTCGATCTTCGAGGTGGTGTATGCGGCCTTGAGGATGTCGATCTGAAGCGACAATAGACTCGAACTGCTCAGGCCATTGGAGACGATGATCTGCAGTTGCGGCTGGGTGTTGCTGTTCAGGTAAGTCAGGGCGGTCTCGTTGTTCACGACGAAGGTCAGCTTCCCGGCCGCCGTGAGTTTCCCTCGGAAGATCGTGTAGGGGTTCTGCGAGTTCTGGGCGGTGTAGTAAGGCTGCAACTCCCGCTTGATGTTGAGTTCGAAGTCGGTCACGGTCAGGATCGGAGCCCCGGATACCGTGCCGGTAAGCCCAACCTGCGCCTCCCATGCGGCCTGCGGCGTGATCGAGGACGGGGCAGACGTAAACGCCGCAGCCGACGCCGACGGCCAGCCCATCCCCTTCCCGTCGTACTCGATCGCGCTCGACTCGACGGTGCCCTTGATGTTCAGCTCCGACAGGCAGCAGCCGGCGTACGCGCGGGTTCCTGTGCTCGTGGTCGGCCCCTGGTAGTCAGTGATCGTCAAGGTAGACGGTTGCCCGTTGGTCGAGTTGAGGACGGAGAACTGCGACGAGTACGGAAAGGTGATCGGCTTGACCACGGCAGCGGACGAGTGCGCGTACACCAACGGTGTCGCGAAGTGCAGCGTGAACGGGTCGGACCCGCCCGTGACCGACGTAATCAGCCGTACCTCGGCGAGGTTGCCCGTGTCGATCTGCACAAGCACCGTGCCCGTGGTTGCGTGGACGTTGATCGTCGTGTCGCCCACGGCGGTGGTTGCGGTGCTGGTGGTGGTACCGGATCCGGTGTAGGTGCCGGAGTACACGACGTCGCCGAAGATGTTGGACAGTAGGTAGGGCAGCGTGTCGAAGTATGCCGGTCCAGCGATGTCGAATTCAGAGTGGTTGACGCCCTGGACGCGGACATACGGCTCCGTCATCGACCCGCGCAACGCCTTGTCGTCGATCCAAGTTGGCTGGTCGAACGGGTCGAACTTGTCCACAGGCACCGTCACGGCAGGCGTGATAGGTGTGCCCTGGGTGGTCTCGACCGCGAGGCCGATAACCTGCTTCGCTGAGGCATACGTGGTGGGGTTAGCCACGGCTCAGCCCTCCTTCGCCACGTCGGCGGCCGACTCGGGCCGGTGATTATCGGGCAGCTTGTTGGCCGGTTCGGTTGTCGACGTCCACGCGCCATCGGTGGCAGGAATTACGGGCCAGGCAACGATGTCGCCGGTCGCCACGGTTGCCGGGATGTTGGTGTAGATCCGCCCCGCTGGACCGTCGTAGCGCCACAACCCCCACGGCGGTGCCTCGACCGTCTCTGGCGGCGGTGCCGCCTCCACAGCGGCGGGTGTCTCGGGTACCGCATCAGCGGTTTCGGGCAGGGCGGCATCGGCCGCCGATGGCTTGCCAGCCATGCGCGTGACTCCTCGCGGCAGTGGGGTTCAGAAACGACAAAGGCCGCCCCGAAGGACGACCGAAAAGGGGAAGGCGCTACGCCTGGATGATCTCAATGACTTCAACGGTGATCTGCGCGTCGTACCGCAAATACCGCTGGTCAGCGGTGGCCCGCACAGGCCCGTACTCCCAGGTCATGTTCTCGCCCACGTTCAGCAGGTTTGATAGTTGCCCAGTCACCGGATCCTGCGCGTGCTGCGTCTGGTCGAGCATCTCAACGTTGCGCAGCACCGCCAGGACAGCATCGACGATGGCGGGAAACTGTTGGTCGACCTGCGGATTGTCGGCCTCACCGAACCAGGTCAGCCACACGTCAGTCCTATGCGCCAACGTCTTGTCCCCACCGCTGGCGAGGTCTCCGTGCTGCGCGCGGGGCACCGTCAGCCGGGACTCGTCACCGTGGGAACCCCAGATGTAGGCGGCCGGGTCGGTGACGTTGTCACGCGGGTTCGGTGGGGTGATGTACGCATCGAGGGTGCCGATGCCGAGGGGAAGAACGAGCTGGTCCAGCACGCCCTGCAGGTAATGCTGCACGGTGTTCAGAGGCATGTCAGATCACTCGCCCGAACGGCTTGACCAGTGCCTTAGCCATGTCCACGTATGCGGTCTGCGTCGTTGTTCCGCCACCCGTCGGCCCACCGCTGATCGACTGCACCGTCGTCGCGGTCGCTCCACGGGTCAACGCCTGCGACACGCACAGGTAGATCGCCGCCTGCATCACGCTCGCCGGCAGCGTTGACACGATCGTGCCCTTGTCGTGGCCGTAGACGAGCGGTGCCGACAGGGTCAACGTCCCCGGCCCGGAAATCGCCCCCGACGTGTCCGGGGTGACATCGGTGACGGACACGAACTCTTGCGAGGACCCGTCGTAGACGTTGCCGGCAGCACCATCCCAGCCGGTGATGTCGTCCACCGTCAACGTCGATCCGCCGGCGGTTGCGGCGCCGGTCAGCGCGGCGTGCGGCCAGCCGTTGATGTAGGTGACCTGCACCCGCGACGACAGCCGGCCGAACAGCCACGTCACCCACCCCGGTGCCAGCAGCACCGACTGTCCGCCCCCGCCCGAAGCGCCTGGTGCGGTAGTGCCGTAGACGCCGATCAGCGCCCGCTCAACCTCGAACTGGTTCGCCGGGATTGTCTGCCACGATCGGGGGAAAGCTGCGGCCGACGACACCTGCCCAGACACGACCGATAGCACCGGCGAGCGGGACAGAAGCAGCCGTGTAACACCCGTCGGCTGGTTTTGGCAGCGGAACTCGCCCGGCCCGGTCAACTCCTCCACGTCCACGGTGGCCCGCAACGGCTGGTTACAGAAACTGTCAATCATGGCGCTGGCCCGAACGCACAGGTTGAGCTGCTCGGCCAACTGCTGCGCGGCCGTGGCACTCATGCCCGGAATGCTGCTCCAACT